TTGTATAATCCCTCTGTATACCTCAGATACTGCTTGTGGGAGCGTGGTATTAATCAGATTCTTAATGTCTCCATGCGACTGGTTAAAATAACCAGATAGCAGTTCTTGGACGTGCGAAGAGTCTCCTAGTTCACCTTCTCCCAAATCATCAATTAGATGTTGCTTAGTGTCCTTATAGATCCTAAACCCTTCACCTTCAATGACCTGTCTAAGCTGTTCTTCGCCAATCTTAGAGTATTTAGCAATCGTCTTCAGGTTCTGCTCGTTCAGCAAGTGCATCTGATTCAGTTTTTCCAACTGCCAGATATAGGGGTTATCAGCAAGTGAAGCAGTGCCACGCTCTAACAGCCTGTCTATAACCTCATCAAATAGGTCAAGAGTTAGTTTGTGATAAGTATCAGCAACTTGACCCGCTTCTAAAATCAGCTGTTCGTCATCAAATTTAATCGGGTACTTGTGCTTCATCTAATCATTCTCCGTAAATGTCTACGTCAGTTTGACTTCTAACATTCCCGACATCAGCCACAGCCTCTTTTCTAACAGCCTCAGCCATCTTTTTGGCTTCTTCCGTAGAGAATCCCAAAGCCTTTTCGATTGCGTATTCACGGCTTACTAGACCACTTGCTAAAGCCTTTGTGTAATACTCTAACTGAGTGTTTTTATCAGTAAAAACTCCGTCGTCGAGGCTGACTGTGACATTTTCAAGCGTTGGAATAGGCCCGCTGTACAAGTCATACAACGCGCCAAGCTCGCAGATAGAAACCACAAGCTCTTTGATTGACTGCTCTACTAGGCTTACAATGCTGTTGCGCATTTGATAAGTGTCCGAGTTCTCACTGACCACTTCAGTAGCCGTCTTCATACTCTTGCCGTCAAACGTAAACATTCCAGCAGAAACACCTATCTGCATTTCAAACAGCGCCAAGCCCTCATTGATAGCCTTGATGTAGTCGTCCGAGCGGATAGGTGTTGTTAGGTCTGTGATGCTTACAGGAGTGTCCTTGCCACCATCAATTTGCTCGTATACGTTCTGTTCGGGGTCAAACTCACGCTTGACAAGGTCAATGTCGCCATCTCTTGCAAATCCAACTCTGACAGTCTGGTCAGGCACGATGACACGACGCTGTCCCATCTTGACTTCCCAGCGGAACTCGTCATAGGTCGTATTAATAAAATCAATCGTACTCTTGGCATTATCAAAGATAGACAGACCAAGCGGGCTGTTAATATCCTTGTTGTTCATGCCAGGCGGTTTTAGATAAGTAAACAAAGGCCGTGTCAGTTGCTCAAGAACAACCTCTTCTTCAAGGTCTTCATAAACCTCAGCTAACGGCACTCTGTCGCCTACTTTTTCTTTTTCTGTTGAGCGATAAAGCTCGTTAGTGATTACATACTTACCGTCCTTGTCCCACTCATGGAACTCGATCAGAGTATAATAGATGTTCTTCTTATCAATCGCTTTGATTGTCTTCGTCACGATTGCTGCAGACGATATATCTTGTGTGTTGGATTGCAACGGCAAGAATACTGGAGCTTGCACAAATGACACTTTCACACTATCGCCCGACACGTAAGGGCGCATCGCAAGGCCGCCCAAAGCCAAACAACTCTCAAGATACCGTTCAAAGTTCTTATTAAATCGGTCGTTCTTCAGCGTCTCTTGGATAAACTTGTTAGCCGTTGCGTCATCCACGGTAATTTCCGCTTGCTCATTAAATACAAGACTTGCAATCTTCTTAGATGCTGTGCGTGCAATCGGCAAATGATTCATGTCACGCTTTTTCTTCTCGTGATTTGAGTTGAGATACTCAATTTCTGGCCATTTACTTTGATAGTAGGTCAGATTGCGAGAAATCCTATTGTATTCTTCTTGCGTTACTGCAATTTTAGGATGCTCTGTGATGTTGCCTAATGATTGGCCTGTCATTGCGTATGTACTCCTTTTGAAAATATTCTTAATTCTTTGTATGATACCCATTTCAAAGCCTTTCTTAAGCTTTCAACCCGAGCAGTTGAAGGTTATCCACAATCATGTATTGGAACGCGTCGCAGGTATGGTCATCTTCCTTGACGACTTTAGGGTCATCATTCATGATTGATTTCTCTTCCCATTGATACCGCTTATGTTCTTCAATAAAATATCTCAGGTTGTTTTCGGTCGGTAAATAATAAAAACGCCCATCAGCTAATAAGGATTGGACGTATTCAGTCATAACTATTTTTTTCTTCTTGGCTACTGGATGCCAGCGAATTCCGAAGTCTTCCAAGTATTGATTTCTCAATGCTCCCTCCGCACTATCGATTGTCATTTCTACGACTGGCACATTGACAAATAGCTTCGTCTGCCTTGTGACAAACTCATGTAGCTCTTTTGACAACACGCTAGATGCTTTCTTGTGCGTCTTGCCAGCTGGACTGTAGTAGTAATTATCCACAAGATACAGCTTGCGCTTGTTAGTAACTACAGCATGCAAGCAAGTGGTTGCTGATTGCTGGTGCCCTGTATCTGCTGCAAACAACTGACCGATAACACGCTCACTATCTGGTATCTTGTCTACTTTGTGGAATAAGTCCATGTTGTAGACATTAGTACCGAGACCAACAGGTTCGCCCAAATAAATATAGCGATAGTAGTCGTAGTCGTTTTCTTTTATCCGCTCTATATCCGCAAGCATTTGTTCTGTCACAAATCCAAGCTCATCATCAAGATAACTCGATTTATGCAGTAGGTAGTCATCTCGTTCTTTCAGACTATCCCACCACTCATTAATCCAAGAGTATGGATTACGAGGTGGGTTATACGACCAAAAAAACTTAACGAATGGGACGTCAGGGTGTTTCTGGCGCATAAAGGTCACATTGGTCTGGTCGAAGTCCTCCTGATTGGAAAACTCTGCAGCTTCCTCGTACCAGACAGAGATAATATTCCCGATATCGTTTGATTTGAGCTTCTGGAAGTCGTCCTGACCGTAGAAATAGAAGCATGAGCCTGTAACCCTATCTTGTATTTTAAACGGCGATACAGTGGCTTTAAATCGACCTGAGAGACCAAATAGATTTAGCGCCCATTGAATCTTCAAATAGACACTATCTCGGATTGTATTTCCGACTTTACGAATGACTACAGCATTTGCTTTTTTATTTCTCTTCAAAAACTTAGCCATACCGTAGACCATATTCAAAGCGACTACAGAGGATTTAAAAGAGTTACGACCACCAGCTAAGACGTTATAAGGCAATTTAGACACCCAGACAGGCTTGAAATGCGGATTCACATTCTTCTGGATGTCAATCGTCATCTTCCGCCCACCTATCTATGATCGTGATATTAGTCTCAGCCATGTTGCCAGTCTCTAGCTGAGCTTTCAGCTTCTCTATTTCAAGCTCCATCTTCTCGCTTTGCTTAGCAGTAGGGTAGCGTTTCAAGATTTCTTGTATTGCCTTGATAACTGTTGCATTGTCAGCTTTCTTCGTCAACCTATCGACTTCACCAGTCACAGGATTCATCATCAGGACTTCTTCATCCCGTTTGCCTCTTGCGATATCAGACAAGATGCTCAAAGCCTCTCTAGCGCTCATGATGTTATGCTCTTGCATTTCAATCATTCTAGCGTCTATATAGGCCCTAATTTCAAGTTTTTTCAAGTTCTGCCCAGCTATGCGCCCTGCCGTCTTTTCGCTATATCCAGCCTTAATTGCAGCCTGTGTCGCATTGCCAGTAGCGATGTACTCGTCTGCGAACTTCTGCTGTCTAACATTTAACTTGCTGATTTTCCATCACCACCTTTCGGACAAAATAAAAAGTCGCATGAGCGACTGAAGGGAATTTCTGGAATCGAACCAGAAGAGGCAAAGATTTTTTGAAAAAGGTTGTTTGCGAGGTAACCATGAAACACGAACATGAACATTAAAAAATACATAAGGAGACTTAAGACCTCTTAACCATTATTCCCAAAATGCGCCCTAACCGCGAAGGCGCGATACTGTACGATTTTCTAAATTTTATTGTTTGCGGTTATGTAAGAGAGAGCCTGAAATTGCATCAGGTTAAAATCTACTATTCTCTCCCCGGAAGTTTAAAGGAATGGATAATCAAAGACCTCTTGCCAAATCTTTGATACTACTATTTTATCACTATTTCAGCCTAACAATTACCGCACTTTTACCGCTTTTTTACCGCTTTTTTACCGCTTTTCGCAAACCAAGACGCCATTTCGATATTGCCAAGCAAATGCCAGTAAGGCTCTGTCCAGTAGATCCTGATAGCGCGTCTTCTCGATCCCTAGTTCTGTATAGATGACATACGCAGAGTCAGGAACGTTTTTCAGAAACCGAGAATACAAGATAAACCGATAAGTCGGATTAAATAGCCTTGATACTGCCTGCTCAATCTCTTCCAGCTCAGACAGAGCATCTACTCGTCTAATTGCTAGGTTCTCGATAGGTCTATTAGGCCCGCTTGCTCCACGGATTTCAAAAGTAAATTCTTGCGTCACTTTTTGAATGGCTTCGTCGCAGGCAATTTCCCGCCACTTCGGATACTCTCTCAATTTAGCCTTTGCCTTACGAATTGTCCTTTTTCCGTTGATTTCTGGCAAAAGCGGAATCACTCTTTCTTCAGACATTCAATCTCCTCATCACATTGTTTAACCTGCTTCTTTAACCAATCCCTGCGTTTGGACGCTACTTGCAAACCAAAACTCTTTCGCACAATAGCCATGTGCTCTGGCTCTAGATCTCTCAAATAGCATTCCTTCGCATGCTCTAATTGTTCAATCTTATCCTCCAACATTATTTCTGTCCGCCACTTCTTTTAAATTCTTGGCAATCTCTGCATCAATCGTCTTATTGAGCTTGTCCACTTGCTCAGTGATTTCAGCGTTTTGTCTCTCTAACCTAAACACTTTGTCGTTTAGATTTTGGTTCGCTTCGAATTGCTTGTAAAATCCAAAGCAGACGACAGCAACGAAGACGCATAAGATTAAGTAAGTAAACTTATTTAAGAATTTATCTGAGTCCATTTTAATCTCCTTTTTTCTTCAAAAAATCTGGCATGTCATCACCAACCGATATGGATTCGTACTGATCCTTATTGACCAGATACTTACCATAATGTCTGATTGTGACATGATACCTACCGTTAACTTCTTCCTTGTGTTTGACTACAGGCTTATTAAATGTCGCCCCTGCGTAAAACGATACCACGCAAGATGCAATGAAAAATATTAGTTTAATTTCAGTCATCGTCGACCTCCAAAAGCTCTGGATTTTCGTAGATGTTTCCAATGACTTTAGTTTTATACTTTTCGATAAAACTTATTACATCCATAGTTACCGTAGTATTTAGAGTCCGACGTAGCTTCACACGATAAGCGCCTCTTTCATAAAATACGCTAGTTGTGTATTTATTGCTCTTTAAGATATCCCCCTCAAAAATCTCCTGCCAGTTCTTATCAAATAGGCCCGTGAACCGACCTACTGATTCGTTATCAACCGGGCACCAAGAACCGATAGTTATATACTGTTCGTTAGCTTCTATGATTTCGTTGACAATGAATGCTCTTCCTCTATCTTCAATTAAATGTCCGTATTGCCATTGACCTTTACTGTTTTCGTCTATAGATAAGCCTCTGTATGGTAGTATCATCTAATCACCTCCTTTAACTCGTCCTCCCAATCGCTGGCAGGATGGACACATAATTCCGTTCCGTTGTAATAAACAAATTCCTTTTCACCATAATTATTTTCTAAAACCCAGCCTTTTATGGTTTTCACCCCGTCAAAAGCCTTATGTGTATACTTTGCAATTTTCATTCTTCCACCTCCTTAACCTCAAACAAAGAAATAAGTTCTAGGCTTTTTCTTTTGTATTCTTCAAGCCTTTTTTTTGCTTTTTCAAACATTATCGGATCTTTTTCAAATCCTACGTATTCAACCCCTGCTTCTTCAAATGCTATCAGACTACTAGCAGACCCTACGTGAGTATCTAGTATTTTATCCCCTTTTCTAGCATACTTCTGGACTAACCAACGATAGAGGTTTATCGGTTTTTGCGTCGGGTGAATTCTGATTTCATTTAATTTTTTATTTCCTTGCTGCAGGTGACCTTCCGAGATTGATTTTCCTTGCATCATACCATTCCACATATAGCGAAATAGTCGCGTACTATCATGCAAACTGCAGTACGCTAGCTCACAATCTGAAAAACTTGATTGACCATTAACTTTATCCCAAACGATACGGCCAGAACCAAAAGAATAGTCGAAATAGTTCACGCCCCAAATAATTTGATTTTTTGATACTCTAAAAAGCTCGTCAAAATAATCTTTGCCCGGCACTTCCCACGTAGAGAGCTCTTCATACAGTCTTTCAACACCTATCGGGCTGTTTTTTCGTCCATAATACCTTCTTTTTTCAGGTCCGGAAAAATAAGGCGGGTCTACTATTGCTATATCGAAATGATTGTCTTCAAATTTTTTCAAATAATCCATGCAGTCAGCGTTTATAAATGACATCA